CGCCAGGGTTAGCAGCGTTGCCAAAGTAGCTAGCCGCGTAAACCTCGGCTGCCATCGCAGAGCCCAAAGTAATGCGAGCCGCGCCGATTGGACCAAGGCCTAAAAGCTGGCCTGGGAGTTTAAACATCGGAATATGAAGCATTTCGCGCTTGGTCAGGACCATGGTCTTGACTTCTTGTGTCACAGACTGCATGTCCTCGTATACCACGCCGCCTGGTTGAATGCCGATAGTCACTTCGTAAATGACTTCTGCATTTGGGTCAGGGCGTCGAATGCGAACATTTAACGGGTTCACAGCGTAGAGTTCAACAACGTCCCCAAGGTCGTCGCGCACTGTGATGATAAAGGCGTTGCCGTGTAAGTTCAAAGACGAGATCACTTGCTCGTAGAAATCCAAGCGGGTGCAGTCTGGGTTTGGCTTGTTCACCCAAGCTGGTTGCTCGCCATAGACTACCGCGTACGGGATTCGGTTGCGGCCGCGGCGAACGTAAGCGCCAAGCGGCAAAGATGAGATGGTGTCGCCCAAAAGGCGAACACAAGCGTAAACGGTGGACATGCGAATCGCAGACTCGGCATTAACATCAACACCAGCTGGGGTCGCGTAGGCTGGTCGTGAAGGGATAAGCGGCTCCATGAACATGTTCTGAGCGCGTTGCTCGCCTGCTGCTCGCAGTCTTTTCGATAAGCTCATTTGCCAGCCTTTTCTGTGCTTAGTTGATACCAGCCGTCGTCCCAAAGGGTCAACAGCCGCTCAAAGTAGTCTTGGTAACGTGGTGCTATTGCTTCGAGTGAGTATTTCTCGATTGCTTGTTTTCTGATCTCTTTGCGGTTCAAGGATTTGACGTCCTCTGCCGCTTTCATAAAGTCAGCAAGAGTGCGACACCTGAAGCCAGTCACTCCGTGAACGTTGGTCTCAACAAAAGCGCCCCAGTCGGTGGTGATTGTGGGAGTGCCACAAGTCTGAGCTTCGACCACGATATTGCCGAAGGGCTCGATGTAGGTCGTCGGTGCAAACAACGCAACCGCGCCGCCCATAAGCTCTGCCCGCTTTTCAGGGCCGATGTTGCCGATGAACTCGCCGTAGCCGCCGTTTGGTTGGCCAGGACCCGCGATGATAAGCCTCTTGCCGAGGCGCTCGCAAACCTCTTGCGCGATGTTGTAGCCTTTTCGCTCGATCAGCCTGCCAATAAAAAAGTAGTAGTCCCCGTCGCCTTTGCCAGCTGGAAACATCTCAGGCTCGAGATATCCGTTGATAACCCCGTCAAAGAAGTTGCCATCTACTGTAGTCGGATTCTTGTGCCCTGCATAGACGGAGTGCATCCATGCGTAGGACTCGAAAACGCGATACCGTGCGAATGTGCCACCGTAGCCAATGCCGAACTCCACTGACATGTGGTCAGGGAAGGCGTCAGCGATTGGCTTGTGTGCGTAGCCGCCGATTAAACAGATGAAATCTTTTGGTTGAAGCCTTGTGGTCATCTCGCGAACGACGTTTGCATTAAAGATCTGCCAATGCGGCAGTGTCGTGTCAAATGAGGCTGTCGTGTAATGACCGCCCGCAGTTGCAGCAGCTCGTTGCTTTTCGTTGATGCAAGTGACCAATTCCGTCACTGGCGCTTCGTTTTGCTCGCCAGCGTAGAGAATGACCTCATGCCCGAGGTCTGTCATCATAATGCAGAAACGCCTCACTTTTTCGGTGAATGCGCAACTTGTGAAGTCTTTAGTTGTGTTTGTGTGTGGAAGCGATACGACGTGAAATCTCATTGGTCCCCCGACCTTGTTCATATGGACTCTTTGGTTAATGGAGTTAAAACAAGCTCTCCGTCTTGGTTTAAAGACGCACCTGCGTCTACAGCCAATGCCATTGACAATGCTTCTTCTGAGCTAATCATTTTGATATCAAAAGCGTCTAAGTCAGAAAGGTCTGCGCCAGTTTGAACAAAACCCAAAATCTTAAAAGGTTCAAGGTGCAAAACACCAGCAGCTTTAAACCCCCGTTCGCGCAAAGTAGAATCAGGGGTATAACCGTACGCACCTTCAAACGCTACTAACCAAGTGCAATAGCCCACATTCATGATAATTCCTTTGTCTCTGATTCCGTCGGTTGTTCTAAGGTTGGTTGTAATTGGCCTATCTGCCTGAGTGCGTCAAGTGAACCCCAAGAAATTGAACTTTGGCCCCCCATTGATTCTAGTTGCGCTTGCCTTAGCAACCGAGCATTCCAATACTCAACTTGGTTTGCTTCGATTTGTTCAGCGGTGTACTTTGTTTCGAAACTTTCCCAAATCTTAACTAGCGTTTGGGCTTCTTTTACTGCACCCAACCTAGCAAGTAAGGCCCGCTCTATAGACAACTCTTTAATCTGCGCATCAACTTCATCAATCGGGTTTTTTGTGGATCTTAATTGTTCTATTTCAAGAATGGTCTTTTTGTTTTGCAAATCAACGTGCTTTATCGTAAACAAAAGCTCTTGCAATTCCAACAAAACCTGTTTGTATTGTTGCTCTGAAGTGTCATGTTGGCCAACAACAAAATGCTGCAACTGAAAATCAGTTCTTGCTTGTTGAATCTCTTCTAGTGCATTCCAAACTGGATGCAAACTGTCAACTGGTAATAGCGCGCTGCGCTCGACAGTCTTTAGGTTAGTAGTTGTCTGCATTTGCGCCGTTCGCCCTTGCTGTTGCCAATGTAGAAGACAAAGTCGATATGGATTCATTGGCAAAAGCAAACTTTTGAATTACTGTGGAGCTGCCACTGCCACCCAATGCGTACCCATGAGATGACCTATTAGACACAGCAGACGACAAAGATCGCGACGTTGACAAAGTAGCACCGCTCACGTTGCTAAAAGAATCATTACTGAATGTAAACTTTTGTACTGCGTTTGTTAAACCACCACCCTCACGGATTTGGCCGCCCATTGTGTAAGCACTAGTAGTTCCGTTTATTGCAGCGCTTGAATACTCCAAATTGATTGAAAGAAACGCACCAGTAATTGCAAAAGTTTCGTTTGAAAAAGTTATCTTACCTAAATTAGCAGTGTCGCCGCCCATCCTGTACCCAGCCGTAGTGCCGTTATTAGCACTCGCCGCTTGGTTTGTATTAGCAGCGCCGCCAGGTGACAGCGTACTAAGCGCATCATTTGAATAAGCCACTTTTTGTGCGCTAGCATAATAGTTTAGCGGGCTTCCACCTTCGCCACCCCACGCGTACCCAGCCGTTACAGGGTTAGAAATGCCTGGCGCGTAACCTCTTGCGGTGGCGGTTGTTGAAACGTTTGTTCTTGTGCCTGTTGAGTATTGCCACTTAGAGATGTATGCTTGAGCGTCTAAAGAACCGTTGCCGCCAATTTTATACGCTCTATTCCCTTCATATGAAACACCCGCAGCAGACGCATATGATGCGTACGTTAGTGTGTCACTCAAAAGACTTGTGGTTTCTGATGTGAACCCAAACTTAAGAACAGACGTCAGCGGGTTACTTGCGTTATCTTGGCCACCAAGTACAAAAGCAAACTTGCTATCGCCAAGTACACTAAACCCGCCATAGCCCCTAGCTGAAGCCGAAGCTCTTGTGCTGATCAATGGTGCCATTTTAACCCCTTAAGCGAACTTGGTTTGTGTTTCTAGAACAGTGAAAGTAGCAGACGCTGTTTTGATGATTGTGAATGAGTAAGCATCAATAGCAGAAGCATTGCCAGCCGAGATTGCTGCGGGCACCTTTGGCGTCACTGTAGAACCGTCGATCTGAATTACGTTTGGGTAGTAGGCTGTTGCGCCGTTGGTGTTGAGCCAAACAAGTGTAATTGCATCGCCAGTTGCAAGCGCTGAGTTAAGTGCTACGCCGCTTGAGTATCTAAAGTTTAGCGTGTGGTTTGCAGTTGCGTTTGATGTGTAGTACCAAACAGAAGCTGTTGCCACGTCAAAGTTGATTGTACCAGTAGCAGCCGAAGCTACCACGTTGACATCTTCTTCAAGTCCTTTTACAACACCGTCGCTGAAGGTTGCAGTGTTAATAACTGGACTTGTTAAAGTCTTATTGGTAAGAGTCTGCGCGGTTGAGAGGTCAACAGTGACGGTAGTGTCAATGGCAACAGTGCCTGACGTGGTAATGGTGCCGCCAGTTAAACCTGTGCCAGCTGTAATGCTAGTGATGTTGGTTGGTCCAGTTGGTCCAGTGGCACCTGTCGACCCTGTAGGGCCTGTCGCACCAGTTGGGCCTTCAGGACCAGTTGCACCCGCTGGGCCTGTCGCGCCTGTTGGACCTGCAGCACCAGTCGGACCTGTTGCTCCAGTTGGGCCTGAGGCACCTGCGGCATAAGCGTAAGCAAGAGAGTTCCAAGCTGTCGCACCGTCGCCGATTTTGAACTTGGTGGTGTCGGTTTCGTAGCCGATTTCGCCTGCAGCAAGGGTTGGGTTATTAGATGTCCAGTTTGCTGCCGTATCTCGGCGGTTTTGGAGTCTTGCTGTCATAGTGGCTTCTTTCTCTCTTTGTTAGAAGGTTGTTACTGACGCACCTGCGTCGATGATGTAAGTCCAACTACTTGCGTTAGACAACCCCGAATTGTAGATCACGTCGCCAGTGATGCCAGCAGCGTTTGCCCCACCGTCGATGTAGTCAACGACTGGATTATCCCCGCCTTGTGGACCCGTGGCTCCAGTTGGACCAGTTGAACCGCTTGGGCCTGTTGCGCCTGTTGCGCCGCTTGGGCCTGTTGCGCCGCTTGGGCCTGTAGCCCCTGTGTCGCCTTGGATTCCTTGTGGACCAGTTGCTCCTGTTGCACCCGCAGGACCTGTGGCTCCAGCTGGACCTGTAGGACCAGTAGCGCCGACACTGCCTTGGATTCCTTGTGGACCAGTTGCACCTGTGGCACCTTCAGGGCCTGTGGCTCCTGCTGGACCTGTTGCACCGA